GTGTTTGTAAAAGGCGATGAGGTGGGGGTTATTGTCGCTCGCCCGCACGCGGTCGATGTGAATCGTGTCTTCGGAGAGGGCGGCCAAGAGGACTGCGCCACCCCCGACGAAAGGTTCGTGGTAGGTGCGTATGCGCCGGGGAAAGTGGGAAAGCACGTCGTCGATGATTTGTGATTTTCCACCCACCCATTTGAGAAGGGGCTTCATTTATTACATTATCATTCTATTATCTTTATCAACTCCATCAGAGTCATCACGAGTTTGAAATGCTTCGGGGAGGAGGACATTTTCTCGGGGTGCTCCAACAAATCTAAGATGATGTCGTTGTCGTCGTCACCCACCTGACCATCCAACCAGTTGAATCGGATGTAATCCGCGCACACGTATATCGCCCCATCCAGGAGTTCTTCCAGGCACATGTGCATCCACGAATTCTTGGGTGTCCCCCATTTCCGAGTGTCGTCGGTCGACCTGACGCCGTGGCCGTATCTTTCTCTCCCGAGGTCCAAGCGCTGTTTGAAGAGATCCATATTTACTAATGAATCAGAACAATCTTTTTATGTCTAAAATTAAAACCACCCGACACCCTCTCCCGGAGTTTTCCACCGCGTGGTACCGCCCGTGATCGAAGAGGAAAGCCTCTCCCGGTCGCTGTCGGTGGGCGCCGCGTTTGGTGCGGAGCACGCTTTCACCCGAACCCTCGAGGGTGAGTTGGTACCTAAGTTGTAGGTTGGACTCCGCCCTGTGAGGCGGGAGGGACGACGGTCCATCCATCACAGCCAAGACGCCGGTCGTTTTGTCCACGCACGGAATTCGACCCACCAGTTTTTTTAAATTTGGAAAGTCTTGAATTTTATAGTAGTAATAATTTTTATTGTGTGGGAACCAATCATCCAAATCGTGGAAAAAATATTTCGGCGTGGACTCTTTCATGGAATCGAATTCACGCTTAATGTTTTTCCAGTGTGCCTGGAGAGTCCACAGTCCGGGGTAGTCGTGTATGTTGTGTCTCGAACCCCAAAACACCAAATCCACGAGGGCGTTTCGCACACCCACCACGGGGCGCCACGGGTTTTGGAAATACAAACGATCGATTGGGTCTTTGGTGAAATCGTACGCCACGGCGATTACTGGAAGCAACCACAACATATTTTCTCAGTACATAATAAAAATGCCCGGATACAAGCAAGAAAAGTATGCCCCAGAGAAGACTGAAGAAGTGAACACCCTCGAGAAGCGATTTTGGAGTGACGTCGGTTTGTCCACCACCGATTACGTCTACATCGCCGTCCTTGCCCTCGCTTACTTTTACAGAAAGCAACTCGGTCAACGCAACGCCGGTATCGTCGCCGTCCTCGCCCTCGTGCTCTTGTTGCGCGGTCGCATGGCCGGTGGCAGGGGCCCGGCCCCGGCGAAGGAAACGTACTGCTCCATGTGCAACAACTAATTAATTTTCACCCACCATAGTAAGATGTTGACTGTCAAACTCATAAAAAGTCCGAGCGTGAAACACAAATACAGGGTGATTTTCCCCGACAAACGAGCGGTGGATTTCGGGGCCAAGGGGTACAGCGATTACACAATCCACAAGAACCCAGTGCGGATGCGTGCGTACGTGGTTAGACACGGGGGGATTGTGTCTAAACGCGTGCGTAAAGAGGAAGACGCGCGAGCCGTTCACAGGGAGATGCTTCGCGTGGACAAATCCATGAAAGAGACGTGGACGATGTCAGGTCTGTACACCGCCGGTTTTTGGTCCAGGTGGCTCCTCTGGTCCTTCCCATCCCTCTCCCAAGCCAAGATGTTCATGGCTTCGAAATTTAAATTAAGGTTTGTGTGAGTAGTGTTGTAAGATGATGTCCCTGTCGGCTTCGCCGCGCTCGACGTATTTTTTCAACACCTGACTCTTTGTCTTTTGAGTCAACCCATTGAGGGCGAAGACCGGTGCAAAGTCACGGTCTATGCCCTCTTCTATTCCTTGCCACAGCGTTCGCCAGTTTTCAAAACCGACGTCTGTGATAACGAAACCAGCCTTGACCCGGTCGGCGAAAGTCTTCGTTTTCTTCAGGTACTCCACGCACTTGTATTCGCGTATGACGTAGAGGTCTGTGCCTGGGACGAATCCGAAGGGAAACGAAAAAATCAAGATGGCCACGACGATGAATGACACGACGTAGGCCAAAGTGAAAGTCACGTCGAAGACGGGTTCGTCAGACATGTTACTATTATTAGTGAACATTTATTTTTATAGTTTACCGATGAGATACGGGCGCGTCTTCGCGCACATGCCAGGACTGAAGGTGATTTCCCCGACGTAATTCTTCCCGTACCGACTGAAAAAGTCCACGCGCACCAAACGAATCGGGGTCTTCGCCTCTTTGTTGATGCCGTCGTAAATTTTAGTCGCCACCTGAAGCAATTCCGGAGAGGCGTCTTCCGGGTAGAACACCTCCTCTTCCCCACCGTGCATGCGCTGGAAGAACACCAACTCCCCGTCGACGATGTGGTATTTCAAATCCACGAGGTCTTCACCCAAAAACTCCTCGATGATGATCTTTGGGTCGTTGTATTCGTAATGCATCTGCCTTCGACGCGCGGGCTTTCCAGTCTCGTGAAACCGGGTGGCCAAAAACTTTCGAGCCTTTCCAACGAGGGCGTCGGCATTCATCTCATCCTTGTCGTCGACGACGACGTTCATGCGCGAACCGTGGGTGTTCTTCAGCACAAACTGCTGGGGACACTTGTCACTCTTTAGGTAGGTGCGCAGGGCGGACATGTCTTTCGTTCGGAAGAGCGTCTTCGGAATCATCTCCCTCAACTCTGGGAAACGGCTGCGCAGCCACACCTTGGATTGTTCTTTGTCGGAGAGTTGTCCCTTGAGATGCAACTCGTGGTCCAACTCTTCTCGACAGATTGCGTTGTAGCGGTCCTGTGACAACCACAAAATGGTAATAATCAACAGGACGACGATGGTCCAAACAATCATTATTAATAATCTCAGAAAATATATAATAATGATACTCTACGTGTTGTTGATCGCACTTTTAGTTTTGTATTTCTACACGATGACTGGGAAAGACCTCGTGTCCCCACAGAAGGCGATGGACCTCATCAACTCTGGTGCGGTCACGGCCATCGTGGACGTTCGAACGCGCACGGAGTACAACATCGGGCACTACCCGGGGGCGAGAAACATCCCAGTCGGTGAGATTGACGAGGAATCCACCTCCGCCCTCCCGCGGGACGGAGCCATCCTCGTCTACTGCAACACAGGCCAACGCGCCAGGGTGGCCGCGAGAAAACTCAGGCGGCTCGGGTTCGAAGCGTTTTACATCTCGTGTTCTTTTACCTGCATAATGTAAGATGTGGTGGCCCTGGCCTCTCAGCAAACTCAAGCGATCGTTCAGTTACCTCCTCGGTGAGTGAGGATTTTTTTCTAAATAAATAGTACCAAAAACATTCAAAGATGTCCTCCCCGAACTGGACTTACAAGGAAAACAAAGACGGCGTCAAGCAACTCCTCTTCAAGGGTCGCGTCGCCACCCGCAAGGGTACCCGCAGAGGTGTCCGAGGCGGTGCCAAGGGTCACAAGCGCGTGACTCTCCCGGGTAACGTCAACTCCAAGGGTGGTCGCGTCTCCTACACGGCCCTCCGCAACAAGGCGAAGAACCTCGGCCTCCCGGTCGTTTCCGTCGAGAAGCGCACCCAAGCGGTGAAGGAATTGTTGGCCAAGTTCAAGGCCACTCCGCCGCCGTCCCACCGACTCACGCGTGAGGAGTTGGTGAACGCCATCCTCAGCAAGAACCTCCCGAAGTTCGTGCCGAAGGAGCGCAAGGAACGCTCTAACAAGGGCAAGGCGCGCAAGACGAACGAAGAAAAGGCTGCGACCAAGAAGGCTCGCGCCAACCGCGCCAAGGCCAAGCGCGCGACGCTCGCCAAGGCCAAGAAGGCCCTCGGTGCGAGAAAGAACCTCGCGGCGCGCCTCAAGGCTGCCGCCGAGAAGGCCAAGGCTGCGAATGCCGCCGCCGCGGCCGCTAACGCCGAAGTCGCGAAACTCCAAGCCCAAGTGGCTCAATCGGCCAAGCGCAAGGCTGTCGAGGAGACGAACGCGAACAAGAACCGCGCCGTCAAGCGCGTGAAGGTTGCGCGACAACTCAAGAAGTTGGGTCTCAACCAAAACAACATCAACAGACGCCTCCGCGAACAAGGCCTCCTCTAAATGAAAAAATCTCCACATATGATATATGGCCGTAGTTCCCATGGAGTGGGAGTACACGATCCCCCGTCGGCGTCAACAATATCCCAAGACGACGGGCAAACGCGTTGAAAAGTACTTACGCGTACGCGGTGCGGGTGCGGGTGCGGGCGCGAGCGTGATATCCAAGCGCAACAGAATCAATCGCGCGCAAAACGCCCACGTCATACTGGGCGTCCCCGCGGGGGCGAGTAGGGCGACCATTCGACGCGCCTTCCTCACCCTGTCGAAGAAGTTCCACCCGGACAAGGGTGGTAACGCGAACACGTTTCGTAAAATAAAGAATGCTTACGATAAGTTACGTAAGTAGTGATGGAGTACCCGCGAAAAATTAAAAAACTCCTCGTGCAGGAGAGAGAACTATCACGTCTCGGAATCAAAATACCCAAATATTTTGATTCAGAGTTTGAAAAGGCGCACAAGATGTTCATGCGCGCGAGGAGGACCGCGGTCGATTACTTTTTCCTCACCGCGGAAACGCTCGGTCTGTTGACCCTCGTCGCCATGTCCGTGCACAGACTCACAAACGGGCCGGGGGTTGGAAACGAAACCGATCAAATATGTGCACATCCGTTTTAAATTTGTAATAGAGGATCATACACACCGCGTCCGCGATGTCGTGCTTTCTCTCCCCCTCTATGGCCACGTGTCGAGCCGCGATCGATTCCACCCGCGCCTTCCTCCCGTCGTAGTCCAAGTGGCGCATCCCAAAGTGTGCGTGCATGGAGACGGGGTTCACGAGGATGACTTTATCAAGAAACATGTAGTGGAGGAGGGTTTGCACGTTCGTGAACCCACCCGGGGGCTGTCTCTCGATGAGTATCACGTCCGCGCTGTCGAAGAGCACTTGGTGTGCGTCGACGAAGAGTGGGACGAGGTGGGCAATTTCGTTCGAGGGTGCGATGTATTTGAAATCTTCGAGGGATACTTTTTTAGCAATCTCAATTTCGAGAGGGGCGTTCTTTCGCGCCCAAGACGCCAAGACGAGTCCGAGATTGTGAAATCCTATGTCAATGGAGAGCACTCTGGGCATTACATAATTAACAATTAAGTCTCTTTAACCTCCTCTTCTTGGGCGGGAGCCTCGGTCTCGGTGGATTCCGGGACGTCGACGAACAACACCCCGTTCTTTTCAAACTCCTGAAACACTCGGAGTGACCCCTCGAGTCTGAACAATTCCTTAGTCAACCCATCGATTTGATCGATGATGCGCTTGATGTTTTCCTTCACGTCCACTTTGCTCATTATAGAGAATTGACGCGCATTATCTTTAACTATGATCGTCACACGGTCGGGATGTCTCGTGGACGCATCGTCTGAAATAAAAAAACAATTGACGGTAAGAGCGATCGTGAACGATGAATACGGATTCCCTCCACCGCCTTTCAAAGTTTTTCGACCTGCAACTAAGAACAGGATTTGCATACCCCGATATTTTTTCCCCGAACGACCCGTCGACGAAGACAAGCGACCCGAACCCGCGCGAGTCGACATCAAGTTTCACGGACAACTTCGAGAGGCCACCCGTCAGGTGGAGGCATTTAATAAGGCTGTGGAAACAGGGCACGGCGTGCTCTCTCTTCCATGCGGGTATGGGAAGACCACGGTGGCGTTAGCCATCGCCTGCGCCCTCGGCTACCGAACGATGATCATAGTCCACAAGTCCTTCCTCGCCGACCAGTGGAGGGAGCGCATCCAACAGTTCGTTCCAGGGGCCACGATCGGGATCGTCCAACAAAACAAAAAAGAGGTGGAGGGGTGCGATTTCGTCATCGCGATGTTGCAATCCCTGTCCCAGAAAGAATATTCATTCACCGATTTCGACAGCGTGGGCACGGTCATCGTGGACGAGGCCCATCACATCTGCGCCAAGGTGTTCAGCCAGAGTCTCTTCAAGATGTGCCCCAAGCACATTTATGGTTTGAGTGCCACCCCGGAGAGGAAGGACGGCCTCACCAAAGTCCTCCATTGGTTCATGGGCCCGACGTTTTTCGCCGTCGAAAGGAAAAACCAGGCCGACGTCGAGATGTTTTGCGTGCAGTACGAGCACCCGATGTTCAAGAACCCCCCACCGTGCACTCGGACGGGGAAATTATCCTTGGTGAACATGATTACGGAATTAGTGGAGTGCAGGGACAGGAACCAGATGCTGGTGAGACTCATCAAAAAAGCGAGCGCGGGGACCAGGCGCCTGTTGGTCCTCAGCGACCGACGCGCCCACTGCGAGATGCTCCACCAGTGTTTCCCGAAGACCAGTGGGTTGTACATGGGTGGGATGAAACAGAAAGACCTCGAGGCGTCGAGCGAGAAAAAGATCATCATGGCCACCTTCAGTCAGGCGCACGAGGGACTGGACATCCCAGCCCTGGACACGGTGATATTGGCCACACCGAAGAGCGACATCGTGCAGTCTATCGGAAGGGTGATGCGAGAGACCAAGGGGAAGAAGAACAACCCCCACATTTACGACATTCGCGACGAGTGGTCGATTTTGGTGGCCATGTATTACAAGAGACTCAAGGTGTACAAACAGGGTGGGTTCAAAATTTACGCCCCGAAGGAACAGCCCAAGGCGGACGATTTCCCGAGCGGAAAATTCTTGTTCAAAATGTAATCTCACGTTAACAGTAGTAATGTCAACCATCGTATTGACGAGCAAGGGCATCCAAGATGCCTACTTGGACACGAACGATTTGGACTCGAGCATGTTCCGCACGAAATTCAAGCGACGCACGCCCTTCTCTCAGGCGCCGAGATACGTGAAGACGCTCACGGAGAAGGACAACACCATCGTGTTCCCATCCATCGCCGATCTCATCGATGGCGCGTGGTTCGAGGGTGACCACATCGCGACGAAGATGTTTTACGGTTCCACCATTGATTTTTACATCGGTGGGGTCAAGATCGACAGCCACCCGTACGAATTCCTCGCGGACATTTGGGGGAATTACATGGCCGACACCTACACCCGCTCGCAGGAGTTGAACAACAAAACCACGCAGACGACGGAGAATTTCGTGCCCCTCCATTTCTTTTGGTGCAACACGAACGCCTTCCTCCCCCTCTGTGCGCTCTCCATGCACGAGTGTAAAATCGTCGTCCACTGGGACGCCACCCACCTGGCGACCCTCACATCGGCAGAGAAGGAGGCTAAATTCTACGTCAACGCCATTTGGTTGGACACCGCCGAGAGAGCGTCGTTGGTCAACCGACCGATGGATTTCATGATTACCCAGGTTCAAAATTTGGTGCACTCCATGGAAAACAGAGTGGTGACCAGAAACGAACAAAACGTCATCACGGACATCACCTCGTCCATTGAATCCATCCAATTGTCGCAATTCCAACACCCCGTGCGCTCGCTGTTTTTCGGATACAGATCACTGCAAGAGGACGACGTCAACGACAGGTTCACCTTCGCCGAGAGCGACCTCCTCATCAACGGCACCCCACTCTTCGAGAAAATGACCCCGATGTATCACCACGTGGTCCAGAATTACATGCACAGCAGGCACGGAATCATCTCCTTCGATGACGTCAACAAGTGTCCCTTCTACACCAGGTTTTACGCGTTCCACTTTTGCAGAGACGCGAGCGATTACACCTCCCCGGGGGCGTGCAACTTTTCCATGCTCGGGGAGAGCAAACTCATCCTTCGGGACATCGAGATCGGAGACGAGCGCACCAACATGGCAGAGAACGACATCCGAGTCTTCGCGGTCTCGTGGCAGGTGTTGCGAATTTCGAACGGCCTCGGGGGCATCTTGTTTTCATAAAATAAATTTTCGTCCTCTAAAGTAGTAGGATGCCGTTCATTGGTAATACCGGTAAACTCGACCAGATTTACCTACAGAGGTTAGATCCACAAAATGTCGAGAACCAGGTTCGGAACATCGAGAATCTCTTCACAGGAGATGTCGAGGCATCGAATTTGTTCTCGAGCAACTTGGTGCTGAGGAATGACACCATATTCAACCCCACACACAACTTTGAATTAGGCTCTAACCTGTGGATGGATGACTACCGGTCCGATGGTCTCACTATGCGAGTGTTCAAAGACACCCGAATGGATAGATTGTTTGTCGACCAGGCGATCGGTATCAACACACTGAACCCGACGCACGATTTCGACGTGGGTGATAAATTTTTTGTAGATTTGAACCCAGCGGCGACGAACTTGGTGGTGGCCCGCGGGAAGATTCAAGCCGATAGCATTGCCGCATCTGGTTTCAGTTCAGGTAAAGTGACCATCGACGACAACGCCGAGGACGTGTTGGTCGTCGACGGTGGTCTCAGGGCACAAAAAGTGACGGCCATCGACGGTCTCTCTTTCGGTTCGAACATTCTTTTGTCAGATTTGGGGTCGAACGTCCTCGACCTTAAGGGGAACGTGAACGCGGTGGCGAATAATTTCAGGATCACGGGAAACTTATACGTGACGGGAAACGTTATTATCACAGACAATTCGGAATACTCACAACAAGAAAATTTAGCCATCGAGAATTCCATCATCGAAGTGGGCGTCAACGGGGGGCAAGACAACGACACGGCCATCATCTTTCACCAATACAACGCATCGAACGTCTTGGTGGGTTACCTGCACAGCGCGGGCGGGGAGGAGTTGGCCATCGGTCGCACGAACAATGGACCGGCGGAGACGAACATGACGATCGAGCCAGTGAATGGCGAGAGGGTGAATGTGCACGTGTACGGCTCTTTGTGGGCCTCCAACGCCCTCACCGCGGGCTCGAACACCAATCCCCACCCCGACCACCACTTGGTCGTCGGATCTAACGTCTTCTTGCAAGACGACGGTATCTACTCGGTGTACAACGTCGCGAACACATTTAGCGAGTATTTCACCGCCGGGGAGGGAATCAACGTGGGTTCGAACGTCGTGATTCGAGACAGCACGGCTTCCAATGTGTTCCAAGTCACCGGGAACGCCTCCTTTTCGAACATTTTCACGGATCACAAAATCGTCATCGCCAACACGAACCCCTCGGAGGGGCACTCCTTGTGCATCGGGGACGTCCTCCACGTGCACGCCGACCGCTCGTCCTACGCCCACCAACTCATGGTGCACGGGAACGTGATGACCACAAATCTCATCGCGAATTCCAACTTGGCGGTGGGCGTCGTCACCCCCGATGAACGCCTTCACGTCGACGGGAACATTCGAATCGGCGGGAAGCGAGGCGTCGACGCCGATTCGGCGAAAACCATCGTCTCCACCGGGGACATCGTGATTCATGCCTCAGACACTGGTTCGGATAACACAAACGACAGTCTCATCCTCAAAAGCGGCCCCGTGGCCGCCAACGTGAGCGTGATCGAGGTGAGCGGGGCGGCGGAGACGGCCACCGATCAACGCATCTCCTTCAAGACCAAAAACACCGAGCGAATGCGCTTGTCGTCGAATGGCTACTTGGGTGTCTCGAACACGGCACCGACCGAAAAAATCACCGTCGGGGGGAACATTCGATTGAACCATTCGAACGCCCTCATCTTGGGTGAAGCCTTCGCCTCGGGGAACGATTCCATGAAAATTTTCACAGACGTGACCGCGAATCAGAGCCACATCCAATCCTTCGTCGGGTCGGGCAAAGGTTTAAACTTTTCGGTGAACAGCGGGGTAGCCATCGGGAACCCGAGAATGACAATCTTAGACAACGGCCGGGTGGGCATTGGTTCAACCCAACCGGCGGCCCTTTTGCACACCTCCGGTGGGGCGGTCTACGTGAACTCCATCGTCACACAAAACAACGGGTACGACCACTCGACGATCCCTTTGACCGTGACTCGTAAGACCGCGGCGAGCACCACACCCGTTCCGGTGATGAGCATCGCCCGGGACGGTTCTGGTTCGGTCTACGGTTCCAAGGTTGAATTCGCCCTCGGAAGACACACGTCGTCTGGGACCAACTCCAACACTCGATTCGATATCGATCTCGCAGACACGACGTACAATAAGGTGAATTGCATGACTATTCGTTCCGATAATAAGATTGGTATGGGCACACACACGCCCCTCTCCAAATTAGACGTGCGTTCGGAGGGTTCGACGAATCCTTTGTATAACGGGATCGTGTGTTTCAACCCATACGACCCTATCAACGGTGGTCAAGAGGACTCCATCGTGAGCGTCATCACGCGCGACGATTCCGGGGACCCGTTCACCTCGTACATCGTGTGGAACGGCGATCAGTTGACCCCGGACGTGAAAGGTTGGACCGTGGGTTCAGACAATCGCACGGACAGCGATGTGCATTTCAGAATCACCAATAACGTGTATTCCGTGTCGAACGTGTTTCACACCGCCTTCTTCATCGATGGTGGAACATCGAACGTGGGCATCGGCACCGACGTCACGCCTTCGGCGCTCACGGTGGATGGAGCCCTCACCATCGGCAATCGCATGAATTTCACGGGATTGCAATTCACCGGTGGTGGCACTGAAGACATCGACAATCAAATCTATTCCTTCAATCACACATTCCTCGAGGAGAGGGAATTCACAAACACTGGTAAATCCGAACTCCTCATTTTCAAGGGGAACGATTTCAGTTCCCCCACGGGTCCTGATCAGATTCGCCACGTCGCCGCCAGGCACTGGTTCCAGGTGTACACCCAAACGGTGAACGATGCCCTATTCGATAGCATTCGAGACTCGACCAACGCCACGGGATTCGACGCCACCCCTGTGATGAGCATCACCGAAAACCGACGCGTGATGATCAATTTCGACGACACAGAGGAGGGTCCGGCGTTGGACGCGACCTCGCTCTACGTGAAAGGGGCGATTCAGGTGCCTGTGATTGGCGAAGGGACGTCCAAGTTTTCAACCACCAACATGGAATTATATTCCTCGGAAACACCGGATATCAACACCATCGAAAACATTGGCGATTGGGATTTCCAAATCATCGCTGGCGGTGGAGACCAAGCCTTGGCTATTAAATCCAACACTTGGGTGGGCATCGGCACCGCCACTCCGCACTCAAACGTGCACCTCTACGGAGACGGAGACGGCATCGACATCGACGTGCTCACGGTTCAATCGAACGGCAATGGGTCTGGCACGAACGAAACGGGTGTGCGCATCCTCTCGGACGACGGGTACGGGGGTTACATTAGAAGTTATCGCACGGTGGGTGACGACAGCGGCCTCCTCCTCGGGACGATCGATAACAACGTCGACGCCGAGGTGTTCAGGCTCACCTCGGACGGTCGCATCGGGGTGAACACGTCGGTGCCCGATACGGGTCTCCACATCTACGACGAACTCACGCGCGTGGAGAGCAGCGCGTCTAACGCGACGGTGGAATTCAAAACCACGAGTGGGGTGGCGAACGTGTTGTCCGATTATCACACCGGGGATTTATGGTTAAACCCAAAGACTGCGGTGAGCAACGTGCACGTCCGAGGTTCCCTCAAGGTGACGTCCAACATTTCTTTCGGTGGCGTGATCGAGTTCGGTGAGCAAGCGGGTTTGGGTATCGGGATCGCGACCCCGGCGACGAGTCTTCACGTGCAAGGTGGGGCCATCCTCAACAGCGATAACGTGTCTCGAAAATCCTACTCCTCCGCATTCACCCTCCTGAACACGCAAGCCAGAGATCTTTTGTTAAATTTCGGCAACGGTAGTTTCTACGCTAAAATTAAATTAATACTCCGCGAACAATCTAATCAAAACTACATATCCACCATGGTCCTCGAGGTCACGGGTGGCCACGGCACCGGAGGCACCCCCTCGTATCCAATCGTCGTGGGAACTAAAAACATGTTTGGCACCCCTTTCAACCCATACCCGTGGTCGAACGACGTCAAGGCGTCTGGGACGCGTCTGGTGGTTAAACCACACGACACCGGGAACCAGAGGTCATATAAATACGACGTCTACGTCAAGGTGATATCCTCTCTGGCGTCTGGGAAATTCGTCTCCATCCAACACGACGAGTTGAACCCGACCACCCTGCACACGTTCACTTACTAATTCAAATTTCTTTTTACAATCGGGGTTGTTTGGTCCCGATTGTAAAAGTAAAAAAGAGTTTACTTGATGTTATCGCTGAGTGCTAAGACGATTACGCCCACGATGAAAAACATCACGACGTAATTGCACTCCGTTTCCTCCGGACGAACGATTCTTCGTCGCGCCGGAGCCGCTCTTCTGGGTGGCGGTGCGACCCGTGGCCTCGGCGCGGGCGGTGGCGGCGCCGGGTCCTCCAGTTCGTCTAACGGACAATACCCTACCATATCTTAGCCTCACAAATTAATTTCCACGCCTTTCTTCTTACGCCCCCTCTTCTTGGGTGCAGCCTTGATGTTGATTTCCTTGACCTCTTCCTCCTGTTCCGCCTCGGATTCGACGATGTCAGAGATGTCATCCTCGGAGTCTTCGGGTGGCGGGCGCTCCTGTGGCGTCGTGTTCATCGGCGGAACCGGGGGCATCATGATCGAACCCATGAGGGAGGAGAGGTCCATCCCACCCATGCCCGGGCCCTGCATCTCATAGCCGCCTCCCCCACCGCCACCTGAAGAAGCCGCGGCGTTCTGTGCCGCCGTGTTTTGCACCGCACTCATCATGTTTTTGACCAAGTCTGGGTTTTGCTTGATGACGTCATTCATGTTGGGAATCGCCGCCTTGAACATGGAATTCGTGAGATGGAACATCATGGCACTACCCCCGAGCATCATGATAAGTTTTACCTCTGGTGCGACGTGCATGGAATTCCTATATTTCACAATCAACTCTTCAAACACCCCATCGTAATCGTCGATCGATTCGTGGACGGACTCGGACCAACCCTCGAGTTGTAACTCGAAGGGGTTGTACCTCTTATTGAGAAACTCCAAACCCGTGGTACACGCGACCAACATGCGTCGGGCGAATTTCACCCCTTGGTCCACCTCGATGGAGTAGGTGATGCGCTTGACCTCGTTACGAATGTCTTCAATCGGGGAGTAGGCGTTGAGACGCTTGTTCACCGAGAATCCTTTCTTTTCGAGGCGCTGGAGTTTGTTCAGCAGGTCCGCCTTTTCCTCATCGATCGTCTTGTACCCAGTGGACGGCTGCTCACTCGGTGGGCCGTATCCACCCCCCGACGGGTCCTCGTCGTAGTCGTCGCTGTAATCGTCGTCGTCGTCGTCGTCGTCCTCTCCCTCCGGTGCGTACTGCGGCCTCGGTGGGGCCGCTCGCTTGTTCGGGTTCATGAAATCGTTGAGCGCTTCATCCTCCACAGGAGAACGCGCCTGCGGGGGTGGTCGAGACGGCTGCGGGCGGGCGACGCGCGGCGGCCTCGACGGCGGCTGCAACGTAATCTCGTCCATGAGAGCCTCTTCGTCAGCGTTCAGTTTCATGATGGAGGACGTGCCTCTGTCCAAAATGATCTCTTCGTCCATTACTCTCTAGTATGAAAGTCTTGTGTAATCTTTAACGCAGCAACTAAACTTATTTTCTCAGTATATTTTACAAATCAAAATGATTGCCTTCAACAACACCAACCGTCGTGCCCTCACCTGGATCGCCGTCCTGATCGCCGCCCTGTTGGTGCTCGGCGTCGCCAAATCCGCGTACATGCCCCGCCCGCTCGTCCTCAAGGGTGAACGCTCGGAACCGTCCGAGTTTTTCGGTCTCGAAAACAACCTCGAGTGCGCACCGGGTGCGAAGCGTGGCGCCGGCTGGACCAAGGGTCTCACTCCAGGTGGCCTCTGCGGTTCGGGTGAATTCATCCGCGACGCCGCGTCCTACGAAATCGAGAGCGGTATTGGAGGTGAACTTTAAATCTTAGCAATTAATATAAAATGTCTCTCGTCACGACGCCCAGAAACATTCCAAATCTGCTCGAAGAGTATCACGTGGTCACGGTCGATAGCATCGGTCAAGCGGCGGGAAACAGTTTCACCTGTTACCTCCAGACCCCGTTGCACAACGTCGTGCAGTGCCGTCTCTTGGCGGCATCCATTCACACCCTCAAGGTTGTCCAACACGTGTACGTGAAGATTGAAGAGTTGAACACCAATTTTAACGACCGAGCGTTCATGACCCTCGAGGGTCAAGAGTCGTTCGCCAGGGTGCGAGGAGCGTTCGCGTCTCTCATCTCCGAAGAGACGAACCACGTCGGCGCGGGCGACCAAGTGTTGACTTACAAGGACAATTACATGGTCACCACGCAATACGTCAACCCGATTCGAACCATCGACCGACTCACGGTGACCCTGATGGATGAGAATGGGAACTTACTTCCTCGCCCCGACGTGGCGGGTGAAAACTTTTTGGTCCTTCGTTTTACTTGTGCGAAAACAAATCTGTGAGTATTTTAAATGTCGGGCATCACGCTTTTGACAGCCGTCGGGCAACAGGATAAATGGATTCACGCCGAAGATAAGAGTGGGACGTCTTTTTTCTCCCAGGTGTGGAGGAGGCACACGAATTTCAGCCAAAACATCGTGAAGCAGCAGATTCAAGGTCTCCCGAGATCTGGCGGTCTCTCCACCGTGCGCATCGAGAAGAGCGGGGACATCTTGGGCTATTGCTACCTGACCATCGACGACAACTCGCAGGCCAGGGACAGCAGCGACTGGACCTCCCTCATCGAGAGCGTCCAGTGGGTGGTGGGCGGCCAAGTCATCGACGAGCAAACCTCGGAATTCTCGGAGAACATCGCCATCGATATGTTTGCCCAAAACACGTCCAAGTCCTCGAACGGGCCCCACCCGGGTTCGTCCTCGGCCTCCTACTTTTACCCCTTGCGCTTCGCGTTTTGTGAAAACGTGAGCGCGGGGTTGCCCCTGTGTGCCATCCCCCTCTCCGAGGTGGAGATTCGCATTCGGTGGGCCGCGGACGCTGGAGATTACCAGTGGGAATTCCACTCCATGATGTACTACCTCGATGGACCAGAGAGGGAAAAGGTGGCGTCACCGGAGATGAAAAACATGCTCATCTACCAAGTGCAATCGGCCGTGCCCTCGAACGAGTTGATTCAAGAACTCGTTTTTAATCACCCAGTGAAATTCATAGCGAGCGCGAACACGGATTCCAACTCACCCTATAAAAAAACAAACAACCGTTTGAAGGTTGTCATCAACGGCGAGGAGTTGGCCCCATTCAAGTGGGCGCGCCCGAACTTTTTGGACGTTTCGCACTATTACCACACGAATTTCGTCACCTCCCCCGATGTTTTCATGTACCCATTCTGCATGAACACCTCCATGATGCAACCCACCGGGTCACTGAATTGCTCTCGCATCGCAGACTTTAAGATTGTTTCTGAATCCCTCAACTTGACGGATAAAATTTACGCCGTCTCCCTAAACATTTTAGTCCTGTCCAACGGCGTGGCAGCCCTGAGATACTCCAATTAAATAAAATTCAAAACCTAATGTAACATGGGTTTCATAACCCGAAAACGAGGCGTCTTTTATAAAGATGGACGTCCCGTTTCCGAGATCGAACAGGAGAGGTGTCGCAAATTGGGCATCCCCCCGGCGTACACCAAAGTGGAGGTGTACCCGAAGACGGCGAAACTCCAAGCCACCGCCGTGGATGCGCAAGGTAAAAAACACTACTACTACCACGAGAAATATCTCGACCGACAGAGAAAAAAAAGAAAAGCGAGAGCCACCCAGATCGATTTCGCAAAAATCAAGAGCGTCACCGGGAGAATCTTAGCCCAACCCACGCACCCGTCGTGGCACGACGCCCTCGCCCTCCGAATGATCGCCGCGGGCTACCTGCGCACAGGGGTGCAAGAGCGAGACACCGGCGCCCTCGGGGCGTTTCAACTCAAGAAGAAACACGTCACCCTGCGTTCGGACGGGGAGACCGTCTCCTTCGATTTCCCGGCGAAGAGTGGGCAGCGTAGACAATTCGACGCCCGAGACCGCGCGCTCCACGCCGCCCTCTCGAGACAGCGCACGCCCTTACTCGTGGGGAACGCTCGGTACGAGAGGGTGCGAGACCTCCTTCGAAGGATCGCCGGGAACGAGGACATTCAACTCAAAGACATTCGAACCGCCGGGTCCATGCAACTCTTCCGAAAACACCTCAAGGCTGCGAACGGGGACGAAAAAGTCGCCAGACAACAAACCGCCGACACGATCGGGCACACGCCGGCTGTGAGCAAAAAGTTTTATCTGTTGTAATATTAGATGGTGAAGAACCTTAATACCGTGGAACGGTCGCAGAGGATTCGCTTGGGAAAAGTCGTCCCAGATGATCAGGCCGCAGGGACAATCATCCTGAACGCCACCGACGACGCCATCGCCGCCCCGGTGAGTGGTTTGTACGTGTCCCCTATTCGGTTCAATGACACCTACCGGGCCAACACACTCGTGTACAATACAGCGACGGGGGAAATCAGCGACAGCGGACACCCGGCGCACCAGTTTCAAGATTTACAAAACGTGACGAGTCTCGGGGCGACGTCCTACCTTCGCATCGACGTCTCAAACACCGTGACCGCCACGCAGTTGGGAGTGGGGAACACCACCCCGCAACACACCCTCTCGGTGAGTGGGAACACGTGGATCAGTGGGGATTTAACCGTTGTTGGAGACACCACTTTTGTGCAATCGAAAAACCTTCAGATTTCAGATCCGTTGGTGGAGTTGGGTGGGAACAACAGCACCGAACAGTACGTGTTCGACGTCGGTCTTTTGTACAACAGACCCGACCCGAAGAGCGTGGGCGTGGTCTACCTGGAAGGACAGGATGAATTAGCCATCGCCTACACCCTCAACACGGCGAGCGATCGATACGTGACCCCCGACGCGGCGAACACTCTGGCTGTGCAAGTCTACGGGGACGTCACGGCGAACGCTTTTTTCGGGGAGGGGCAGTACTTGCAAAACGTGGCGGTGTTGTCGAATTTCGACTCGAACGTCGAACGCGTGGTAAACTTGGAATCCAATTTACTGGCAAACAGCGTGCGCGTCACAAACTTGGAAGACCAATTGCTTTCGAATCACATCAGAACCTCTAATTTGGAAACCTACGCAACCTCAAATAATATCAGAGTGAGCACCCTCGAGTTGGGACAAATTCAAAATGCCACCAGACTCACCACCTTGTATGCGTACCACGCCTCGAACGTTTTGAGAATCGAAGACCTCGAGAGTAATTTAGTGCAAAACAGCAATAGAATTTTCACCCTCTCCGACGACTTGGCCGATAACTCTGCGAGAATTTCAGTGTTGTCCACCCGCCTCCAAGATAATAGTTTTAGAATTTCCGTGAACACCACCAACCTTCTCTCGAACCATTTTAGGGTGACAAACTTGGAGAGTAATTTAGTGGCGAACGCGGCGAGGGTGACAAGTCTCGAAGGGAGGGCGAGCGCTCTGGAAACCCAAACGTCAAATCTCGAAACCAACCTCGGCTCGAATGTCATTCGGGTGCAAACCTTGGAATCGAGGGCGGACGATCTTCGCACCGATATGGATTCAAATTCTGCCCTCCTCTTCAACACCGTGGAGGAGTTGGATTCCAACGCCGCGCGAATCCTCGTTCTCGAGGCTCAAGGTTTGCAAGAGGTGGTAGACATCGGGAACACGGTGTCCAATACCGTGATATTCACAAACACAACCACCTCCCTCGTCACCGATGGAACAGTCGGGGTGAACACTCGAGAGCCCGATACGAATTACGAACTCCACGTCGCTGGGAATGTGCTGGTCCAATCCAACGTAGAAGCCGAACTTTTCAAAGCACCCGGGACGGAATTAAATGTGAATGGGCGAAACAAATTAACGGGCAATACCACCATTTACGGCAACCTTAATGTATTTGGAAACGTCACCTACTTGGACACGGAAAACGTCTACGTCAAGGACCCGATCCTTGGCATAGGCAACCCCGGGGCGTCCGATTCGGGTGTCATCGCGATGAGTGGTGGCCCGGGTTCGAACGTCGCCTTTGGTTTCAACAACACCCAAGAGGAGTTCATCATCGCATACACCGACGACGGCCCACTCGGGGTGACCCTCACCCCGAACGTCTCGAGAGACCTGAACGTCCACATCTACGGCACCATGTATTCCGCGAACGGTTTTGGTGTGGCCAACACGAACCCGAACAGCGTGGACTACGCCCTCAGTATTTCGAACAACATCTTCGCCAGACACGACGGGGATTTCGAAGCGATTCGAACCCTCGGGGACACCGCGATTTACACCGCCAACGTCACCGTACCCAAGGTAATTTCCCTCCAAGACCACCTGACCCTCGAGGCCCCGACGACGATCGTCACTGGAAATTTGGAGGTCAAGGGTGAAACCACTTTTGTTTCCACCACGGATTTAAAAATTGATGATAGCATTATTGAATTGGCCAACAACAATCTCTTGTCGTCCACGGATGTCGGGATAAAAATGAACAGACCCGATGCGAATGTTTTGATCACGTACAAGGGCACCGAGGAAGAACTCATCATCGCCCACTCCACGAATGGGGTGGAACCGAACGAAGACATCGAGATGAACGTGCACGTGTACGGTTCGATGAATGTCGGGAGTAATTGTTACATCTCCAAGTATGGACACATCACCGCGAACAGTTACTCCGGAGACGGTGGACTCCTCTCCAACATCGTGCAAACCCTCGAGGGGATCACTTCGCTCGGGAACACGACCACACACACCGTGTACTTGCAAAACGCCACCACTGGTGTGTTTGTAGATTCAAACATCGTCGTCGATGGAAACACCACGTCCGGTGTGTATTACGGCGACGGTTCCTATCTCACCGGGGTGTCAAACATCGCGATTTTAGAAGCCAACCTCTCGGTGATTCGCACGGAGATGGAGGTGAATACGAATGCGATTTACGCCCAAATGGAGGTGAACACGAACGCCGTGTACACCCAAATGGAGGCGAACACCCAAGCCAT